GCCCGATAGATCAGATGATGATATTTCTGTTTCCGAACCGGATCAGCCATCGCCTCATCGACCGTCAGATCGTCGCCCGACACCTCAGTATCATCCACATCCTCGTAGATCACCTTGTTCAAACAATGGGCGTACAAGTCACCCGGCCCCAACCGCTGCCCGATGACCGACACTAAACCGCCCGGATCGCAACGAGCCTCAGCCATCGAATCCCAACGCTCTAACAGGCGATCACGCGCAACAGACTCTTTTGAGTTTTCTGGGGAAGCCACGTCATCAAACAAACACAAGTCGGCACGGTGACCGATGAACTCAGAATCGATACCGTACGCCGAAACAGTCGGCTCCTTGTTCTCCAACATTCCGGGGATCATCTGCTCAACAATAAACTCCTCGTTACGCCACAACGATCCTGACGCGATCGGCTTGAAACGGCCGTAATCATGCGCCAAACACGCCTCCGCATCAACCGCCAAACCTTTACGCACCAACTCCGGGTCAGCGATCAAACGAGTCGGACGGTCTAACGTCTCACGAATACGACGCGAATACATCTTCGCCAACGTCTGCGAAATCGAACCGATCAACACACGAATCGCACGGTTCCGCACAATGCACCAAACCGCAACATCATGGAACAACGTCGATTTACCTGCACCCGGAGGACAGTTCAACACCATGAACTCTTTGTCCTCCGACTCCAAATATGACACAATCTTGTAGGCCGCATCAACCTGCCACGGGGACGGGACACGCCCCAAATAGACGCGACGAAAATAATCGAAATCGTCGTACCCGCGTTTCGCCCGCTCCGACAAACGGTCATACGGAATCACCGGAGGCAACTCAGCTATATGAGACAAATCAGCCTGCAAACGACGCATCGTCTCACCAGACCTCTGCGCCTTCGCCCCAGCAACCTTCGCATCCACCTGCGCCTGCTGCAACTGAACGTTCAACAACTTGTTCTTCGAAACCCAATTCTGACCGGTGTTGTAATGAATACCCGCAATCTTGCAAGCCTCAGTAATCGACACACCAGCATTGATCGCCGCCCAAAAACGAGCTTTATCATCACCCGAAATAGTTCGTCGCCCAGAATTCTTTGTGCCAGCCATATCGCTCCAGTAAAGCACAAACCCCCACCCGGCAGGGGGATGCCGGATGGAGGCGTGCAGGTTGCCGGCCCGGAGAGAGAGCAACAGGCCGACAACCCTCAGTATACACACAACCCCGACAGAAGGTGTACACTCAAACTACCCCCGCGCAACCCAACCCGGTCGCCGGAAGCAAGGACAACAGGAAAGGAAAACTGCCGTCATGGACGAGCATACCACACCCCGACTACAAGCCGACGCATACTTCGCCATCATCCCCGAATGGATACTCGACGCACCCATCAGCCCCACAGCCGTCAGAACCTTCGCCCTACTTCAACGCTACGCCAACAACCAAAACACCTGCTGGCCATCCCGCAACACACTCGCCAAAAGAATGACCTGCTCCACCGACACCGTAGACCGCGCACTCAAAGAACTCCACAAAATCAACGCCATCAGCATCCAACACCGCACCAACACACCCGGCCAACCCCAAACCAACCTCTACACACTCCACATGGGGGTAGCCGCACAGATGCGGACAGGTAGCCGCACAGATGCGGAGGGGGTAGCCGCACCAATGCCCACCAAATCAAAGAAGAAGAACCAAAGCCAAGAACAAACACACACCACATCATCCGAAGATGATGGATTCGAAACCTTCTGGAACCACTACCCACGCAAAATCGGAAAAGGCGCAGCCCGAAAAGCATGGAAAACCGCCCTCCGCAAAACCACCCCCACCACCATCATCGAAGCCACCCAGCTCTACACCATCACCTGCCCCAAAGACCCCCAATACATCGCCCACCCAACCACATGGCTCAACGCAGAACGCTGGCTCGACCACCAAAACACCCCAACCCCCACACCACCCACCCCCAAAACCCCACCACCCCCCTGCGGCCAATGCCGAAACGGATGGAAATACATCACCCGCAAAGACGGCACAGAAGCCGTCACCCCCTGCACCTGTCAGGAGACAAAATGAAATTCGCATACGCCGACCCCCCGTACCACCAACTCGGCAAAAAACTGTACGCACCCCACCACGCACAAGCAAACATCTGGGACGACAAACAAACCCACATCGAACTCATCCAAAAACTCACAGACGAATACCCTGACGGCTGGGCATTATCCTGCAACCCAAGAGATTTAGTCTGGATGCTCCCCAACTGCCCAGAAGACACAAGAATCGGAAGCTGGTGCAAAACATGGCATCAAATCCGACCAACATCCACCCAATTCGCATGGGAAGCCGTCATCTGGCGAACAACAAAAAAAGACCCAAAACGACCAATGGTAAGAGACTGGATCACCGGAGCAGCCACAAAACAAAAAGGACTACCCGGAGCAAAACCCCACTACTTCAACCGATGGATACTAGAACTACTCGTCTTCAACCCCAACGAAGACACCCTCGACGACATATTCCCCGGAACAAACGGAATGAACGCAGCAATCAACGAACTCAAACTATTCTAATGATACAATCAACCCCACAACCAAAACCCCCACACAGACCCCTGCCACTTGCACGGCCAGCGAGGATGACACACGGAAACGTGGGTAGACGATCATGCACCGACATGATCGAGCAGCGTCCAAACGACACAAATGCGAACGGTGACCGTCCTGAAAAAACCGGCGACCAGAGAAACAACTCAAACAGCGGGAGGACTAAACCCACCATGCACCCTCAAAGCTGACAACCCCAAAAACCACACTTGCACAACACAACTAATATATAGGTATACGGCGTGCGCGCTCGGCAGACCCCTAGTCGCGTGTTGGCGCGTGTTGGAGAGGGTGGCGGGTGTGTTCGTACCGTGCGCCACGTCCTCTCCGCGATTCGATCGACCGGAGAGAGAACCCGCCCACACCCACACACGCCGAAGAACCGAACCGAACGCGCCGACCGTTGTGCGCGCGGGTGTGTGAGTGTTGAGAGAGTCGCGCCTAGAGAACCAGGTGTGTGATCTGTGGCGGGTGTGGTGTGTGTGTGTTCTGTTGTGGGTGTGGTGATCTGTGGGTGTGGTGTCGAGCTGTGGCGGGTGATCTGTGGGTGATCTGGTTGGTTATTGACTAGGTGTGTGGTGTGTGGTTAGTATTGGGTGTGTGGCAGAACGTCACCTAAAGAGAGAGAGGTTAGTTATGTTTCGTAGTTATTGGGTTAGGCGTATTTCGCGGGTTCGTGTGGGTGTGCTTACTCTTGCGAATAAGCGCGCGGAAATGGGGCGGGCGGGTGATCGTGAAAGCGCGTTGCGCGTCGCTAGTTTGGATCAGACGGCAGACACGTTGGGACGTGTGATCGATGACCTGCAAGCGGGTGTGGCGGGTTCGATTGGTTCGGCGCGTTCGTGGGTTCGTTGGTGGAATAATCTGCCCGTGTGGGAACGTCGCGCGGTTTGATCGGTTGCCCGTTCCGGTAGTGGCGGGTTCTAGGTTCGATCCCTAGAGCGGGCGCGAGTGGCGTAGTGTCACTTATTGAGAGAGAGTGAGAGGGTATGAACTACGAAGAGTTAGAAACTTATTTAGACCGTGCTAGTGACCGTGGGGAAGAGCGCGGTATGAATGACCGTGACGCGGGTGTCTACAATGATGCACCGTTGTCGGGTGAATGGGCGGGTGAGAGTGTGCGCGAACTGTTGGGTGATCTGATTGACGCGGTAGGCGATGAGTACGCGGATGATGTGTGCGACGCGTATGAGTCGGGTTACTTTCTTGCGTTCGATGACGTGAGTAATGTGAGTGTGTGTGTTGATTGCGTGCAAGTGTTGGCTAATGGTGTGTGTGAGGGTTGGGAAGATTCGCCGGACGATACGCGGGAACGTCCGGCGGGTGTGTTTCCGTATTTGGTTGATTCGGCGTGGTCTACTAATAGCGTTATCACGTTCGCTAGCTATCCTTGTGAGTGTTGCGGGTCACGGTTGGCGGGTGAACGTCACGGCGTAATCGTGTGGGTGTCGCCGGATCAGCAGAGCGCGGGCGCGTGATTGGTTGGCGCGTGCCCGATTCTGGCGGGTTCGCGGGTTCGATCCCCGCGCGCGTACTACCGGCGAATCGCGCCGGTTCTAACAGAGAGAGAGAGAAACTATGTCGGCAAGAGGTGACGCGTTCGCGCTCAGATTGGCGCGGAATGGTGTGCCAGTATCGGATCACACGCGGGACGTGTGCGCGCGGATGGCACGATGCGCGGTAACGATCCAACGTCTAGCAGAAGAAGAATGTAACGGTGTCGATGATTGGCGCGCGGTTGGTTCTGTCGAAGAATGGCAAGCGGGTCTGGCACGCCGTATGGCGCGCGCCGAATCGCGGTTCGTGCGGTTGGTTAGTGAGCTACGCGAATCCGTCGCGTTGTGTTCTCCGAATGGCGCTAATACTTGTATAGGCGGGTTCGACGTGTGGGGTGATCCGCGCGGGAATACTACTGCCGTCGATGTGCACCGTAACGGCGCGGGTGATCCCGTGAGTGTTGGGGTGATCGAATGACGCACGCACGGGTAATCCGTTACCGTGGCGCGTTCCGTGTTGTCTACGGGTTCGACGGGATTAGTCACGGGTGGCGAACGTTCGACGATGTGCGCGATGCTCTCGCGTTCGTGTTGGCACGTCAAACTAGGCGCGTCACGTTCGCGGCCGGGTTTCTTCCGTGATCGGCGCGGACGGTTGGGCGTATGATCTGGCGGGCGCGTTCGCGTTCGCGGGTCTGTTGGTTGGCGCGTGTGTGGTGTGGTTGGTTCTCGCGTGTTGTACGCGTGACGCGCGCCGGAATCGGGCGCGGTATCGGGCGCGCCGGAGAATCGAGCTAGAGCGGGCGGGTTACCGTTTCCGTCGATGATTCGGGCGGGTGTGGGAATGTGGGCGGGCGGGTCGTATGACCCGCTCGCTCGCGTTTATGGGGTGTAGATCACGCTTTAGGATTCGTTCTAAGCCTCTCGCGCGGTTGGGTGTGGGGTATGGGCGCGGGCGATTCTGGCGGGCGCGGGTGACGTTGCGGGCGGGCGCGTTTCGGGGATTGTCCCGCGCGCAATACGATCGGGCGCGATACTGGCCGAAATAATCCGGCCGGTTTGCGAACAATACTATTGACAAGCGCGACACGGTTCGCGCACAATACAGGGTGTCGGCAATAAGGCCAGACTAGAGAGAGAGAGAGAAAGCTATGGAAACGTTAGTGATGGATTCGGTGACGTTAGGTCACCACAACGGGGTCGATCCGGGGTTGTTAGCGCGTGCGCTATCTTCCGCGGGTGTGTTCGCGTCGAACGATCCGGTTCGTGGCGCGATTCACGGTGTTCACGTTTCGTTCGACGGGGACGATGTTCGGATTGTGGCGACGGATTCGTACCGTTTGATTGACATTCGGATCGGTTTCGATCGGGATGCGATGACCGACATTCCGTCCGGTGTTCTGTTGGTGGATTCGCGGTGTGTGCGCGACATTGTGCGGGTGATCGGCAAAGGGAAGAATCAAGCGGTGGCGGTTCGGTTCGCGCCGGTTGGTGACGTTCTGGCGGTGACCACGGAAACCGGATCGGTGAATGTTCGTTTGGTTGGCGGTACGTTCCCGAACATCGACAGGTTGTTCCGTGATTCGGAATGGCCAGAGTCCGGTCAGACGGTTCGGTTTGATTCCGAGCTGTTGGCGGGCGCGGTGGATTCGATCGGTTCGGTGCTAGGCGGTAAGGGTGTCCGGCCGATCGACATTGTGTCGATGGCAGAATCGCGTGCGATCGAACTACGCGCTACGGGTGACGGTGTGTCGGTTCGTGGTTTGGTTATGCCCTACCGTGGCGGTGTGCGATGAGTAGAAAGACGGGTGTGTTGTGGGGTGTGCATTGGGAACGTCACCCGTGGGGTGTGTGTTGCTATGCGATGGGTGGCAATACTTATCTGGTCACGCGCAAGTATCTTCACAACGGTTCGGATCGTGCCACGGTTCGTGAGTGTGTGCGCGCGTTTCGTTCGGATGTGTTGGGGGTGACGCGATGACCGGCGATGAGATTTGTTTCCGTGTCACGTTCTCATTCGAGTACGCGACGGTTTCTACCGTTGTCGCGGTTCCGGTTCGTGAAGAAGAATCCGATTATTCGGATGATCCATCCGCGATTGACGTTGCTACTGATCTTCTGGCCGATTGTTACGGTTGGGATACGTCGCGCGCGTTCGATGTCGATGTCGAACTATTGGAATGGGTGGCGCGATGATTGACGAACAGATTGTGTGTCTATTTTGTGAGAGGCCGGTACGGTTAGATTCTGATTCCGGTTTGTGGGTTGATCCGTTAGCGACCGGCGACGATTCGATTTGGCGGGAAACGTGCGAGGCCAATACGGGATCGTTTATGGCAGAACATTCCGCGGTGTCGATACCGGTTCTTACGAACCTACACCTAGATCCGGTGTGGTATGGGAACGTTAGTGACTATGCGAATCTGATTCGTGATCGTGGAATGGTGATTTGTGACGAACAGATTGGATCGTTCGGGGTGATTAGCGATGAATGGTTTGAGTACCTATTCCCGGATGGGTCGCGCGCCGATGTCGAGCTGTGGGTGTGGGATGACGGTAAGGTTCGTCTGACCGTATACCGTCAGTATGACGATGCCGATGGTTTCGGTGCTACTGATTACGAATGTTATGTTCCGTTGGGTGTGTTGCGCGATCACGATGGTCGTGTGGTAATCGGTTAGCTTGTGGTTGGCCGTATCCCGGTATTGGCGGGCGGGCGGGTTCGATTCCCGGTATGGCACGATGTCGGCAACCGTGCCGGCATTAGAGAGAGAGAGAAAGAGGATAGTTATGGGTGCTGACCTATGTCTTGCGATGGTTCCCATTCGCAAGACGCGAGAACAAGCGTTTGAGAAACTGAAGACCTACGACAAGGATGATCTAATCGAACGTTTGTCGTTTGTGGATTATTTGTTGGCCGATTCGGATGACAACGATGTTGTGGTTAGCGACGCGATTGACCTAGTTAGTCAATGTCTCAATAACGTGTACGATTGGTCTGACCACGGTTCGCGGGATACTGCCATCGTCCGGTTCGGGAACGATCGGTTTCTGGTGACAGGCGGTATGACATGGGGGGATGATCCTACTGACGCGTATCGGGATGTTTTGATTGTTAGTGTGCTAGACCTAACGTGGGACGGTGAATAATGGATACGTCACGTTATCTTGCTGTCGGAGACACTACTTGTAGCGTCGAGGGTATTGACCAGCTGTTGATAGTTGATACTCGCGGAATGTCGGAGAACGATCTGGATTGGATCGAAACGATGGGTGTTGTTCCCGATGGTTTCCCGGTCTTTCGGTTGGGTGATCTGTTGGTAGACGCGTTCCGGTATCGGGCGATGTTCGACACGAATCGCGGGTGAATGTACGCCTATCGTGGATCGAACGGTTGTATCTTCGGCCGATCATCGGCCGATGGATACCTTGCCCGCCCGAACCAATACCACGTCGATTCTGCTGTCTTGTACAACACCAACGTCTCGCGGTGTATTGGCGCGATCCGTACGGTGTGCGGAACACAGCAACGGATTGGGGTTCGGTTCGACAGGCGTGGCGGTTCCCATCGGAGACGGTCGCGCGAGAAATGGTCGAACGTGAACTAGGTGTCACGGTTGTCTATAGGACGGTCGAGCTGTCCGATTCACAATAAGCAGAATCCCGGTCGATGTTGGTTCGGCCGGGATTCTTCGTTGTGTCGGCATCGACGGTTTCAGACCCGCGCGCAATACTGTTCTCCGCGCTCAATCCTGCTGTCCGCGCTCAATACTGATCGTTTCGTTGTATTTGGTGAGACGCTGATGTTCGGATCGAATCATGTCGGTTACTACTACTTCGTGAACGAGGTTCAGTAGTTCTGCTAGGGCTTCTTGCCGGTTGTTTCCGCGCTCAATACGGTCTTTCGAGACGGCGATAGCGACGTGGCCGGATGGTTTGCGTAGTTTGAGGCGTTGTGCCGGCAACAGGCCACCGTAGATACCGTATAGGTCTTCGTCACGGTTGAATGTGGTGAGTATCCAGTCGAGGCATTGTTGTTTGACGGGGCAGGGTTCGGTGTCGGGTGTGCCGTTGCAGATTTCGAGCGCGGTTTTGAGGGTGTGTTGGTCACCTTTTTCGGGGAAGAACAGGTTGGTTTGTAGGCCACGGCAGGCGGCTTCTAGTTTCCAGTTGTCCAAAGGTTTCTCCATTGGGATGGTGTGTGGTCGCGCTCAATACTGGTTTTGTGTTCGGCATCTTCGTAGAGTCGGATGATGTGTAGGCACGGGTCGTGTTCTTCGAATTCGTCTGCTTCTTCGTTGCTCATTGGGATGCTGTCGTGGGTGTAGCAGACGGGCGGCCCGCAGTATCCGTGTTCGATGCCGGCTTTGATCCATTCGTCGAATGTCATTTGTTTCTTCTTTCGCTGTCCCAGAGGATGATCCAGAGTAGTGCGATCATGTAGATGATGATGAGTGCGGTCAGGATGTCGTCAGTCATTTCGTTCTCGCTTTGAAGTAGTATCGGAACGCTTCGTATTGTGGGTGTGATTCTGCGAATCGTTCGGCAGCACCCATCCAGAGGTTGACTTCTTCTCGCAGTCGTTCAATCTCGTCGCGCAACGCAACCAACAGGGCGGCGTGGTCTAGGTCGCTTAGTGCCTCTGTGCCGTATCGTTCAATCCACGACAGTTCTACCGTTATTTGCTTTACGATGTCGTCAGTCATTGTCGTTCTTTCGTACAGCTTTACGGTTCTTCGGAAGACGACCCTCCGCGATCCGCAGTTGGTCTTCGCGTTCCATCCTAGTCAGGCCACCGAAAATGCCGTGCAAATCCCATGCTCGATGGTTGGACAAACCGTATTTCCGGCAGTCAAACATGACGGGGCAGGTGTTACAAATCTTTTTGGCGGCTCGTATTTTCACGATGTCGCCCCGGATCGGCATGAAGTCGTTGACATCCATCCCGCGGCATGAGCCGTACTGTAACCATTCCATTGTGTTCTCTCTCTCCTATGTTTAGGGCAGGTTTAGATACCGCCACGGTGACCATCCTGATGCTTGCTGTAGTCGTACAGCGAACGTCAGGTTTGATCGTGCTTCTAACATCATGCCACGGGTGATACCCATTTGTAAAGCCCATTCTTTGTGAACTGACCATTGGATTTGGGCGAGGCCGATAGACCCGTTTCCTTCTAGGCCGTCGATGCACCGTGATTCTGTCCACAGCACGCGGCTCCAAATCGGCCAGTCCTCGATCCGGCCTCCGACTTCTAACAGCAACGGCAACCATTCGGCGCATCGAGGATGATAGGCGGCCATCACATCAATCTGTGCTTGCTGTGCGGCTACCGCTTCGAGGTAGGCGATTTGGTCAGCTGTGAGTAAAGGCTGAGTCGTAACCGGGGTTGTGATGACGACCGTGCTGGGAACGACCGTTGTCGGCAACGGTGTCAGTTGAATCGGTTCGGTAGTGCGTGTTGTGGCGCATCCAGCCAATAGCAAAAGAGGTATCAAACGTTTCATAGGTTTCTCTCTCTCAGAATCCGGCTTGCTTCAGCAAGTCGATCATCGTGTTCACGGTTAGTACGGCGTATTGTTCGCCGGGATCGGAAACTCCGACCCGTTTGGCGATCAGCACACCGATGTCGGCTTTGCCGTTGACACGTTCTGTTTCGGTTTCCCGCAACCATTCGGACAGTTTGAGTGTCTTATGGTTCTTACATTCCCAGACGATGCCGGGGGTTCCGGTGATGTCACCTTCGTCGTTTTGGCCGGTCAAGGCTCGACGTTCAGCGTGTGGGAATCCGTGTTCTCGTAGGTGTCGGACGATCAGCGTTTCAAACGCTGTCCCCTTCTGTTTTTGCTTGCTCATCAGCTCGCTCCATCGGGAATCGCCGTGCGCGTCGAGGTTTGCAGGTGTGCATCGGCACACCGTTCAACGGCACGTGGGTTATTATGGTTTGCTCGCAGATGCGGCACAACCATTTTACCTCATGGAGTTCAGAAAGGTTCTTCATCTTCCACAACATCGGCGTTGAGCAGGGTTTTTGCGTTTGAGATGTTGCTGTCGGATTCGTGAGCAGCCCAACGAAGTGAGATTGACACGTCGTCTGCGATGATTTCGACGCGTTGCTTCTTCACACCGTCTTTGCCGATGTATTCGCTTTTGTCGAGGCGACCGGTGACGATGACACGCGATCCCTTTCTGACGGAGGCCGCAACGTTTTCGGCTTGCTCTTTGAAGACAACGACATCATGCCAAACGGTTTTCTTGTTGTCGTCTTTGCCCGTGGTGTCGGCAACAGAGAACTTGACGACGGCGGTTCCGTTTGCCGAATATTTGAGTTCGGGGTCGCGGCCGACGTTTCCTGAGACGGTGATGGTGTTCATGCTTTCATCATTTCTTTGAAGGCGACACG